GTAAAAATTGCGGCTCGTGGCCACAAAATTTTAATGAGCGCCCGCCGCTGGGCTCAAAAGTGTTCACCCCCTAGGTGTTTCCTAGTATATAATAATATAACTTTACATACATATAAGAATATGTGTACATACGAAATTATAAATATCTAATATGAATTTTATTTATTTTATTTTATTTTATTTAATATAATATACAAGTTTTGTTGAGGTTTGTTAAACGAGCTCCATCTCCGGAAGCCCGATAAAGAAGAAAACCTCAAAATCTTCTCCTGCTGATAAATATGCTACGGTATTAAATGGTGCTATCTGGGCGATGACTGACATTTTTATCTGGGTATAGCCTGTCAAATCAACATCCCTACTCCACATAAACAAATTGTTGTCTTGGTAAGGAATCGTAACATCCAAACACGGATTAACATGCAAAGGTGTAATATCCACACCAGTTTGTCCATTAGGGAGGCCATTTATGTAATTTGATCCAGTTCCAAGAGTAACCCGCCCGAAAGCAGGAGGGCTTGTAATCCCAGTCTCCCACTCCACTGCAGCATGTCCATTGTAATCCGTTGACGAAAATAACCATCTCCAATTTATAGATCCTCGCACACCGGCATATGCTAAACTTAATATACGAAAAGCAGGTGACCGAACGTAATTGTTAACTGGAGTAGCAGTGCCATCCCAAAAATGAGGGCCTATTGTGTTTCCCTCATCTACTGGGAAAGAGGGTATCCGTATATAATACAACTCGCCTAATAACCCAGTAGCACCAATGGTATCTGACATGTACGCCGTGTATCTTTTATTCAAAGTTCGAAATGATGTCATTACTTCTCCTCCGTATAATAATCCGTACTTATCAACAGGTTGGCTTGGTGCAGTCAATGAAATTTTACACTCATCGTTTGTCTTCATTCGATCGCACTCTTGACCACTCTGCAATTCGTATTCAACAAATTGATCATCATCTGTATAACCAGCAGGGATTATCTCCTCTCCGCTCTGCATGTGATACGTCAATCTTCGCGCTCTAGATGAAGGCTTGTAAAGCTTTAGTTCACCAAGAACTCGTTGATATACGAGCGTGGGGAAAGAAAAACTTGGTGTATCAGGATAAGAGACTGAATTAAACAATCTAACTGATATGACCCCATTCTTAAAATTTGCTGAAGAAATATTGGTACCATCTGCGAAACGATTTGAGTCAGCAACCTGCAAGCCTTCCACCAAAATGAATGGTGTAGCTTGTGTAGGCGTAACGATAATCTTAAAACACTGGCCCTCCTCTAGATGTACTATCTGAGAATACCTCACGTTCAATTCCTCTGACGCGATACCACTAGGCGTTCCTTCATATGGATCATACTGGATTAAAAACGTGGCTTTAATGAACCTATTAATTACTGGTTCAAAAGTATACTCCATGTCGCAATTCCAATAGTCAAAGAACATTGTTGGTATAGCGCTCGGTGTAAATAAATGCCTCGTATCAGCTAATGGATCAATCGAATACATCATCGGAGTCACCCCAATCTCGAATAATAGAGACCCGGGTAAGGCATTTCCTAATGTAGGAAATCTAGTGACATATGCTCGCTTCTGAGCTATCTGTGAGAAGTTCTGATTGTCAATACCATGTGGATCTAAGCCAAGCGACCCTATACCTAAATTATACTTTGGGTCGTAAGTCAATTTCCTTGCTTGATTCGCCTTTCCAAAATTTGAAAAATCACCGAAACCTCGAGGTCTCATTACCATGTCTTCACTGATTACGTTTGGTCTGGATAGACCCATGATGGACGCTAATTTTACCCCAAGCTTGACTGCATGTGTCATAGGCTCTAAAGCACCCTCTAACTTGTCTGTCATCCCTCTCGCACGCGTGGCAAAGTCCACTAATGTAGAAGCCAAGTGGTCAATATGTCCTTCGCGAGTTGCGAGTGTATCCTCGCCCGCTTGCGGTACAATACCACTCACGTCTATATTCGTGAGTCCTAAAACCTTTATGTCCTCTAGCCAGCCGATAATTCTTATTGTTGCTGATGGTTTAACAGTGACTAGTGGGTCAACCACACCAGTATAACCAAGGTCCGCGAGTGGTCGCACAATGAGTCTCCCAATGTTTTCGTAATCACCATCAGGCAGATTTGCCATCTCTTTGTGATAAAACCATGGAATACGTAAGATTGCCGTTTCACTCTCACCAGGTCTCACAGTTACATGTGGTATCTGCGTTGCAATCATCGAATATCTAGATGACGTTTGCAAATAATGGTTCAAGTTTGTTGAGTTTAGGCCTAATGGATAGTAACCAACCATATACTGACCAAACAGTTGTGGAGCACCAGGAAAGGTAACTTTTAGACACAACGTGGCAGACATGTTCATGAAGTTATTGATTCGATTTACGAATCTCTTGTTCTCAATAATAATTGTCCACGGGTCAACTTCTAAAGGTGTGAAAATCTGATCATAATCAATCTTCTGGTCGAAAATCGGAATAGGTCTTGTCATGAAATGATCGTCAAAATCTTCCTTTGCTGCTCTTTCATGAATACCAATAGTCTCCGTCTCAAAGAACTCTGTCTTGTTTTCTGCCATCTGACTATCCAGAATTGAATCCTTCTCATACCCGACACCATCCTGTGGAGCACTCTGCTGTATGTAATTTACGACATCATTAGTGTACTCATAACCTGACTCCACTGCGACCAATCGAAGGTTCTGTTGTGAATATTCGGCATACCTAAGTTTAGACCAATAATCATCCGGAGCTGTTTTAATAATCGATACCCATTCATCGAATTCACCTTTAGAGTAACGTGACATTTCCATCAGCGATGTATCAAGATTCAACAATTGTTGCGTCTCAGCATCAATCACTTTGGATTTTATAGCTGCCATCGACATTCGGTGAATCCTATCCTTCTCCAGCCTACTCATGTTCCTATTACCGTTCATCTCGTCTATAGTGTTCGTCCTTGAACAAAATGAAAAATCATTCCACGGTACAGAAGGGTCAGGAAGACCCGTTTTATCTGTATTCGTAATTTTCATATTCAGATCATTCACGAACTCTGCATAACCTTTAGCGTCGACGCCTCTTGACCACCATTTCCTAGTGAAGACTGCATCATCGCCTACTGTAGCTAGGCGTATATTTTCTCGGAAGTCGAAAGGAGGACTAATCGAGTCCAAGTCTCTCTCATACCGAATAGGACTATTGTAATACTTGTAAGCGTATGTCCGTAACAATAAGGATGTGATCATACCATCAAACTGACTGGTACCGTACATTCCCGACATCATCACTCCATGTACTCGCAACAAGTCGCCGTCGATATTGATAACGGGGTTTGCAATATAGGAAAACAATCCAGACATAATACGCAAGGAGTCTTCGCTCATACCTCGCTTTCTTGAAACATACATAATACCTCTATTGACGGCCCTAAAGACGTCAGAGGGAATGCGCTTATCGAATCCCGAATAATCAATGCAACAGACATGACTGTTATCATAGTCTTTCAACCATTTGATGAAGGTATCCCAATCATATCCATACGGATTCATTTTCGCTCGTGTTTCAGACTTTTCAGGATTTAACATCATTTCGCCGAATAATTGTCCCAAATACTCCCGCATCACCATGATAATCAACATATTAAAAATTTGGAAATTTCGCTGATCTTTTCCTTTCAAACGAACTTCCATTTTCTTACCAAGCTTAACGGTGACTTCGGGACACTTCCCTTTTGCAAGGAAAGACTCTTTCAATTCTTTGTATGAATCCCACACCCAAGTATGGAAATAGAATCTACCGTCACGTTCTTCACCCATTGATCTTTTAATCGTTGACCAATTGTCTCCATCACCACTTAACGCTTCTCCAGCTGAAGTTGACAAATCCATGGAATTTATACCATATAATGAGTCACCTTCTAAGATCTGCGCTCTACTCAGAGGACGCAATTTCTCTCCATCTGTAAACTTTTGGAAGTAATCCTTAACAGCATAAGACAAGTAACAAGGGTCGACAGTTAATTGATCCTCTGTGGCTTCATTAACCCATTTCTGCACACTATCTCTTTCCGTGTGCACTCCTTTGCTGTACTTAGATGACACCCACTTATCCTCAACACCATTTCTAATTAAGTGTTCGTACAAAGGTAAGTGAATAAAGTCATCTTTCGTCCTCGTATATCCGCCAGCCCTACCGTAATAGTCGTAATTTTCATTAGGATTTCTCCTCACTACTGACTGTATCACGGAACCTGTGGTATTTTTAATTTCCAGGGGTTGTGCCAATGGGACTTCGTCTTTTGCGTCTAAATGTTCAATCATCTCCAATATCATATCTCCATTAACTTCTATTGCATAAGCTTCTCCATTTTGTGGAGCTGTACCCACATGGATACTCGTAATTGTAGGCTTATTGACACATGATATTAGTGGTGAACCACAATCTCCCATTGTTCTCGTAGTTTTGTATACAGTACTAAGCACTCGTTTACCAAGTGCGACGTGAGTCATCACTGTTTTCTGTAATACTCTCGCCTTACCAGAAAGAAATTCTCCTGTTATTGAACGACTACAATACATGACATAGGGACAGTCAGCTACATACTTTGGGTGGAACAAATGCAGTATGTTTTTAAATCCACCTGCGACTTCAGTGTCAAATTTTATAACACATACATCACTAGCGGCCCTAACTACATTTAATTTATGAAATCGTACCAAAACTTTGGCACTATCCAAGTGATACCTAGATCTAATTCCTTCCATAACTTGACCATCTTTTATATCGTCAATACTATGCGATGTCGTCATCATGTATCCTGACTTCAACATGATGCCGTGAAACGACACTATTTTTGAAGACCCATCGATTTGTGGAACGTGATATTTAAATCTTACCAAATTCCTCTTCACGAGATTAAGGACCTCCTCCAGGGTGTGATTATGCTTCCCAAGCATTTCACGAGTAAATCTCTCCACTGGTTTCTGATACCACTCAAGCTTTTTACTCTTAACTAAACTACTGTCCGTCATTACTGCATCATCTTCTTTCTCCTCCACGACCTCAATCGCTTGACTCTGTAAATACGATGGTTCCAACCTATCTGTATCCCCAACTATATGATTGTTCGTTACAGGTCTAAATAATGAAGACCCAACAATCGAAAGAGCCATAAGATTCCTAAAATTATTTGACAAAGGCGCTAAATACTTCCTCGCTGTTAAGATAGTTTTGTATCTCTTAAACTTAGAAACAGTATACGCCTTCATGCCAGCTCGAATACCAGTCATTAAAAGAGAAAAGACAATGTAAATTCCCACGAGAACAAAAACAGTTTGTCTATACTCCTCACAGTACAATACAAAACTCCTCAATCTCGAAACTAGCCAGTATTCTGGTTCGGGTCGCTTTATAAATCCAGACAGTCCATTGCCCCATCCGTAATGATCATAATAAGAAGGATTCTTCAAGATATGTTTAATCTCAAAACCATGAACGTCATCTACTATCGATCTCCTAGAAACTTTCAAAAAATCATCATAAAGAGAGGTCATCTTACTCGCGCCCTTATATACGATATAACCAATGTTCAAAATTCCACTAACTATAAGCATACATAAGCCCGGCGATGCAGCGATTACCTTCAAATGTTCATACTCCATCGATTTCAAAGTGCTTTGTGAGTAAAAATCAGGCCGCCAGCCTAATATTTCACGCATTCCGATAAAGAGAGGTGAGAACATGCCGAATATGGAACTTAATCCAGCTAAGACTATGAATTCTCTAAACATACTATAAATACATCCTCGTAATCCTTGCTCTACGTGTGCAGTGTGATTTACTAATGTATCACTAATCTCAATTCCCTTCCGATCACCTATTTCTGACCAAGTGGCAGGATGGAGGATACAAGATTTTTCTGCGATTTTTGCTAACTCATAGAGACCAACGTGCAATCTGTCATATATAACATTAGACTCATCAAATCCGAGAGCTCGTTTTGCGATATTGCCGAAAGAGATTACTCTATTAGCGCCTTCACGCTTGAGATATTGAGTCAATAAAAACTCTTCACCTCGAATAGCCAACCTCTTAGTCAATCCTCTTTGTTGATGTATCACTGGCGTCTTAATGACACTCCTTTCTTTTCTAATAACAACATCATTAGCCAATTTCTTTCCTCTGACTTTGTCATCGTATATTCCAGGAGGTTCTCCACCACGTATGACTTCTTCCTCTTCAATTTCTTCTTCCCATTCTTCTTCTTCTTCAGGCTCAATTGCCTCACGAGTACGGTCAGACGGATCAAAATTATTCTTTGCTTCCTCAATTATGTTCTTAATCTCGCGTTCCGTCTTCGGAGGTTTATGATCCTTCCGACCAGGGATATTCTTTAAATTGTTCTCGTCTCTCCAATCAGGGTCATACTTATCCATTATCTTCTCCATATAAGCCATATCCATAGTTTTCATGGCTCGTGTCTCAGATGCTTCATGTTCCCTCGCTAGTAATATTACTACCGGTGCTAATGTTTCAAAGTCTACATTCTTCATGACTTCACCCGTTTTAGGGTGTACCACAGGTCGTAAATAACACTGTTGATCAGTGTGAGCGACAGGTTTATGTGGACTGTCTTTGACAGGATATGGCTCCGTTCTTGGACATACTACAGTCTCATATAAAGTGAACGTCCAGCAATTAGGTAATTTTTCTTGGTCAATAAATTCATCTACCATCTTACCAGCCTGCAATGTGCCTTTTGATGACATATATTCAGGTTTTAAGTCCGTCCATAAGTGTAACATTCTATTCCATTGTGAAGGAACACTCCATGAAACTCTATCCGCATGCAAACTAAAGACATTCGTATTTATCACAACTGCTTTATGGGCAGGGTGACATTTTCCTTTCAGATGTGCCTCAGCTTGCTCGAAATCATGAATTACATTATTTACCAGCTTGATGACGATCGCCTCGTCTCCTAACTGCGTTTTGCTATTCATAAAGTCATCTATTTGGATAGATTGAGTCGTATTCGTAAGACTCGGGTAGTACTTTTCGCTTCCACTCAGTACGACGTGCGACTTCTCTTGCCACACATCTCCAAATCCTCTAAACATCAACCGCATCATACAAGTAGTAATAGCGGTTTTACCAATCTGCGAATCTCCTCCTATAGAGAAACACATGGCCTTCTTTTTAAGACCTCCGACTCCAGCGCGCTCCTTAATTTCCGCAGAACACGTTGATAAAATCAACGCAGCCCGTCCGAGTTGCATTCTTCCTACTCGTTCCGGAACTAATTTGATCAAATTGTGATAATCTTGTAAATGGACGTCTATCTTGCCTTTAAGCTCAAAACTATTAGCCAATCCTCCTGATTTAGCTAATGCTGCATTGTACTCCTGATGGAGTTCATTGTAGCGTTCCATCCACTCGGAAAACGCATCATTGGTAGACGCCAATCTACTCAAGTCCCCACTTTCCTTAAAATCTGCTATCACTAAATGAAAGTTCTTCAGAATCTGCGCTAAAGAGAACAAAAAATCATCAGCTTTCACGTTCATAGTTGCCTCGCCTACTATCATATCCATTCCTTGCGGGGTCAATGACCCGTCATGCATAAATGGTATTAAACAATAAGCAAAAGCTCGATAAATATGAAAAGCTAAAGTTGATTTCGGGTTCTCCATGGCTACAATTGCATTACTAGAATGAGATATATCACCAATCAAAATGTATGCTCTAGTGAGCGTCTCTTCTAAAAGGCATTTGTTCAATCCTAAATTCAATGCCGCCGCAACTCCAGTAAAAACCCTAACAGTACGATTCTTCGTCCAAAATCCTATACTTCCCAATAATAATAGTTCTACTTTTGACCTTACTTCAGGTGTTGGGGTAGTAAATAATTCCGTTAAACTCGAAATCAAGTCCTTTGTCGTTTCTTCAAAATCTCCTGTCTTCTCATCCACGACTCGAACTGTAAACTGCTTGTTCTCTTCCTCCAAAATCTTTTCACTAACAGAATCCATTTTCTCTTCCACGGGCATAGTCTCTACTAATGATTCTTGTCGATAATTAGTTGACGGAATCATAATATCAATACACTCGGAAATTATACTGTATAAGGAACCTGTATTAACATCGACCACCTCTAATTGTCTTGTATTAAACAATCGAGTGGCCTTCCTAGCTCCAATATAATCAATAGTTAAAACCCATTCTATATCGGGTAAAACTACAGATACTGCGATGTCAACAACCCGTCCACGGGCTTTTACATTGCGAGAAATCTTAACATAACTATCTGGAATCCGCAAACATTTTGCTAGTGCGCTTGCATTTTCTTTATCTGTATTACCAGAACTCAAGTAAGAAGAAAAAAGTCTCACAAATGATAACCTCTGTACTGTTTCCAATGGTTTGTTACACCATCTAAATACAGCTTCAGACCCTTTGTCCTTAAGATCGTCTATCAATCGATAGAAATCTACCAAATCATCCTCCCTGTATCCCGACTCCAATAGAAGGGATACGGCCTTATCGTAATTCTCATTAACTTCATTCATAATGTATTAGTAAGTTGTCGCTTAAACTGTAATGTTTAAAGTAGTCTTCTTGTTTACGTGCTGACTCTGTCACGGCAACTCTGGTACGTTGCTGAAATTTCGACACGCTTTACACGCATCTGAAATTTCAATAGCCTGTTCTAACAGGAGCGGTTTTCAATCGACCTCTCCCAGGTAGTTGCCATAACGATGCGCGGTAGAACCTGAGCACCGACATGTCGTAAACAACTTTATACATACTGACTCTGAATAGATCATTAATAAATAGTCACAGTCACGGGAGCCTCTTCTTTGACGAGGGCTCGACCATAGACTTTCCTGCTTACAGCAGTTTCATACTGGTACTAAAGGAAAGAAATAGTGCTCTGTGTCAAACAATTTATTAACGGAAAGACCTGTGTGGCACTCATCTTCATTACCGGGTACTATCCATATCAATACTGTATCGCCCACCGCGGGACACCAACTACAACTACTTTACATAAACTTCAAAAAGGCTTCGACTGCTGACGCATCGAGAAATCTCGAATCTACCACAGCCCCAACATAGCTACCAGACTATGCAAGACACTCTAGATCCATCTATATAAAGTAAAGTAGAGTCGTGCTCCGTAATGCACTTATACTTTACTGATTTTAAGTGTTTAAAGTCCCTTCGGACTGTCCGCGGATACTTAATTACTACATGCTATCCGCTTACATGCTTGCTTTATTTTATATTTTATTTTATTTTATTTTATTTTATTAAATTTTATATTTTTTATTTATTTTATTTTGTATTTTTACATATATACTACTATTTTTGTAATAGTTTACATTTCTATATACATAGATTTGCTATATCTAACTCCAGGCATAGCGAACCTAGGGGGTGAATAAAAACGTTAGCGACATCCTCAGATGTACGTGTTCCCTCGGGACACACGCG